GCCACATACGATTACCGTGACGAAAATGGAAAACTTCTTTTCCAAAAACAACGATTCGTAGACCAATGGGGTAAGAAAACTTTTAGGCAACGAAGACCAGATCCTGTCAACAAAGGAAAATACATTTTTTCTTTAGATGACACACCAAAAATTTTGTACCGCTTGCCTGATGTGCTCCACGCCAAAAGCATCGGCGATGTGATTTGGCTCGTGGAGGGCGAGAAAGATGCTGACAACTTGGTCAAACTTGGTTTATGCGCAACCACACCACCAAACGGAGCGGGCAAGTGGCTGGATATTCACACACGCGCTTTGGAGGGTGCTCAGGTTTGGATTATTGCTGATAACGATTCTGTCGGCAGAGACCACGCCAAGATGGTCAGCAAAACACTTCAACAAAATGGTTGCACCGTTATTAATTGGGTTCCTCCAAATAATTATAAAGATGTCTCCGAACTTCTTGGTGCAGGGGGAAGTGTTGATGACTTGATTGAAATGGATAATGCTGAACCACTTGATGACATTGTTCAGCATGAAGAAGAAGAGCAACAGACGGAAGCAATTGTTGAAGCAACAACCCCATTGATTGCTCTTGCTGAACGCATAAATTCTCTGCTGATACGAGAGGACATCTCGGAGACGGTGCGCCTAACCAAAGCATCAATGATGATCGGGTCTTTTGGGCATGAAGATGAAATTGACAGAGGAAGGCTTGTTAATTGGTCAGATTTTCTATTGGAGACAGAAAATGACGAATACGACTGGATTATTCCGAATGTTCTTGAAAGAGGCGAACGAGTAATCGTTGTCGCTGCGGAAGGCGTCGGCAAAACCATGCTCGCCAGACAGATCGCAATATGCAGTTCTTTTGGAATTAATCCGTTCAATTTTTCAAGAATGAAACCAATCAGAACATTAACAATTGACCTTGAAAACCCCGAAAGAATTATTAGGAGAACCTCATCAAATATCATGGGAGCCGCTCGGCGACTTGGATACTTAGAAGGTCAACCTGAATGCCATATTTTGATAAAGCCTTCAGGTGTGGATTTGATGCGACCAGCAGATCGCCTCATAATTGAAGAAGCGGTAGAAACTATTAAACCTGATCTCATTTTGCTCGGTCCTATTTATAAGTCTTTTGTGGATCCCGGTGGCAGAACATCTGAATCAATAACTGTTGAAGTGGCAAAGTATTTTGACATGTTGCGCGATTACTACAACTGTTCGTTGTGGCTTGAACACCACGCACCATTGGGTACATCTTCATCCACGAGAGATCTGCGACCATTCGGTTCGGCTGTTTGGTCACGCTGGCCGGAGTTCGGTCTATCGCTGACTCCCGACCCAACTGCTATTGGCGATTATGTCTATGATGTGCGACATTTTCGTGGCGCGCGAGACCTGCGGGCATTTCCGACTAAAATGAGAAGAGGGAAAATCTTCCCGTTTGAAGTTATTGAATTCATGGACACAAATTAAAATGGCTGAAAAAGGACTAACAAGAGAATTTCTCGCTGAACGAGACCTGCGCATTTTCAAGATGAGGCAGGCTGGCGTTCCAATTGCGGAGATTGCACGAAGGTTTGGTATTGGCACATCCAATGTTTCAAACTCCGTGAAAAGACAATTGAATAAACTCAGTCAAGAAGCCTTGCTCATTTATCCTGAAGTTCTTCAGATGGAACTTGAACGATTAGATGCTCTTCAATCCGCAATCTGGCCGTTAACGCAACACAGGAAACAGAAAATGGATGACGGCACAGAGGTCTCTATTGAGCCAGATATCAAGGCAGTGTCAACGGTGCTTTCAATCATTGATCGTCGCGCAAAATTGCTTGGTATGGAACAAACGAATGTAAATGTTCAGATGGATGTCCGTGATTCTTCTCCGATACGAGCGGTATTGGCTGGCGCGCCCGGCGTTGTTCAGGCTGAGAAGTTTGATTCCGAGGCTGAGGCTAAGAAACTTTTGATATTGATGAGCGATGCAGGAATTATGCCGAGGGAAACAATTAGAGAACTTCTTGGTGATATGCCAGCCTTGAGTGATGGAGAAGATGACATTGAAGATGCGGAGGTTGTGGATTCGTTGGAATCACCAACAGAGATAGAGTCCATCTAATTTCAAGAAGTGATGATTTTGCGCAGTCCATCTCAATCAAAGATGGCATTATTGTTGAATGATATTTTCACTTATTTTCATCGCCATCGCCGTTTTAGCGCTTCATCTTTTTGTCATGAGATCAATTGATTCATACGACGGATATGGGGGCGTTAGCGCATATCGCGAATGGAAACAATTTGAGACAAAGTACAATATGTATTTTGAAAACAACAATTCTTCTTCTTTGTAGAAATTCTATCTAAGATCAAAGTAGTAGGAAGTTTCGTTCCACTGTTTTATTTTTGGTTGTTCTAAAAGTGTTTTCATTTCTTCTAAATAACTTTTACTTTTTGCCCCCTCGGAGTGAAGGGTATTTGTGTAGTGACCAATTACTGCTCTCCTGAGAATTATTCCTTTAGGCTCTAACGCACAGTGAATTAGATTGCCGTGCCAAATCAAAACATCTCCTTTTTTGGCGAGGAAAGTAAAATGTTCGTGATCTTTGTGCGATTCAATTTCTTTTGTAAGACGGGGGTTTTGCCAACGACCGTTCACTATTTCTTGGTCTTTACCCATGTAAACCGCTTGTTTGTCAAATTTCCATTTGTGGGATTTAGCAATTAACTGGAATGGTCCTGCTTCCATAGTGACATCTTCTGCTGCAACCCACGCACCAATGTAGTTATTGTGCGCAATCGGATTAGACAGCATTGAATCTTGATGCCATGGTTTTTGGCTGGTTGTTCCCCAAGTGTCAACACGATGTAGTGCTACGGGTAATTCTAAATCTATAAAAAATTGATTTATTGAAGAATGACACATTATGTCCATCACTTCAGGGTGGTTCAAGTATTCGTGAGGATCGTTCCCAGATTCCACTGACCAACCAAAATTGTTTCCATGTTGGTCAAAATTATTTGAGTGTTCCTTGTTCCAACTGTCAATATAGCGATCTATCAGATCATCGCTTATGGCTTTTTCTAGTACCACATAGCCATTCTCTTTAAAAAATTCAACGTTGTTCATAAGGTTTTAAAGATCGTCCCTGTAAAATATTTCAAAGCCACAGTGCATGACCGCAGAAGCCAGTGTACCAAAGTATGTTTGTCGGTCTATTGATGGATCAACTGGCTCAGTGTCTATTCTGAGTGATGCTTTCAATGCGGCGGGATATTCAATGTCTCTCATGGCTTTCCCACCGTTGAACCAGAGCACATCACCAAAATCAATTTTTCTTCCAAGTTTTACTTGATATGGCATTGCGACAAATACATGGTCGTCGGATTTTAGATGCGTAAACGAAACACACTCTTTGACTGGTGAATTTTTTATTGCGAACAGGCTTGCAAGGTTTTCTCCAGTTGTTTCTGCTGGAGACATTGAGCAGTACCCTTCGGCTGCGATGGTATATTCGGTGATGCCCCACCCTTTTCTCATAATGACAGATGCCTCTATTACCGACCTAATGCGTTCGTCTTTTGGGGTACCAAAAGTATCCTTAAGTTGAATTATTGTTGCCAACTCATTATTTTTCCAACCAAATATATTAATATTTAAATCAGAGCCTATTCCGTCTTCGTCAACTAAGGCTATTTTTGCTGTTTTGATAGATTCAACACATAGGGCTATCTTGTCAAAGTCGGTTTCGTAAAAGCCTGTATACATATAAGGAAAACCTTACAACATTATGATTTTACAAAAATGATGAGGTTACATTTGAGGCATTAAATCTGTACTAGTGTTTTTCTATGACCTCAAAACAAACAAAAAAATCAGTTAAAAAAAGCACTTCAAATAAGAAAGCGCCTGCTAAAAAGGCTCCCGTTAAAAAGGCGTCGGCTCCCAAAAAGCCTGTCAATGTTCGCCCCGAGGATGCCGATCGTTTGTTGGCAACTGCCAACGAAACAAAACAGCAGTTCGCTAGCGCAGATAAGTTGATGAAAACACTGGCTCAACAGCCTTCCATCATTCGGGCTAATGATGTCAAATCTTTACCTCTTCGCAAAAGAATGCTTGCGTGGTTTAAAATTTCAAAGTAGTCTTATCCCCATGAGGGGATTTCGGGGGAAACAAAAATGACAACAGATGCTGATGTGCTGCCCCTGAATATAGATGAAAATATTCTTCTTGGCGATGTCCGAGAAACTTTGGCTTTGTTGCCAGATAAAAGTATTCACTGTGTGGTTACATCCCCTCCATATTGGGGTTTGCGTGACTATGGAACAGCAACTTGGATTGGGGGCGACCCCGAATGTTCCCATAAGCGTGACAGTAAATTCAGTGAAAGTTGCTCCACAGGACAAAAACTTTTAGAAGGCGCAATCGGTGACGGGATATATAAAGTTCAATGTCCTCGTTGCGGCGCAATGCGTGAAGACAGTCAACTTGGTTTAGAACCAACAGTAGATGAGTATGTTGAGCATATGGTTCAAGTTTTTCGGGAAGTTCATAGAGTTCTGCGAGATGACGGAACTCTTTGGTTGAATCTCGGTGACTCTTATGCGGGGAGTAACGGAAACGGATGGAAACAATCCATTGCGTCAACAAATGCTTCAAACGCTGGTGGGGAAAACGAGGACTTCAGAGCAAAGATCGGTAGAGATGACGGCGATTTAAAACCGAAAGATTTGGTTGGTGTTCCTTGGCGTGTGGCTTTTGCTTTACAGGCAGATGGATGGTATTTGCGTCAAGATATTATTTGGGCTAAACCCAACCCGATGCCAGAATCTGTGAGGGATAGATGCACAAAAGCCCACGAATACATTTTTCTTTTGACAAAAAAATCTCATTATTTCTTTGATAGCGAAGCAATTAAAGAACCAGCCAAATATGCTTATGACGACAGGGGGGCTCGTGCGGACAGCCGTAAAGACGCAGGGATCTCAAACGCAATGCACGGCTCAACAGGGGCATTCAGAAACAAGAGGTCAGTATGGACAGTGACAACGAAACCTTTCAAAGAAGCACATTTTGCGACCTTCCCACAGGATCTAATAGAGCCCTGTATTGCCTCTGGTACGAGCGAGAAGGGATGTTGCGCTCAGTGTGGCTCCCCGTTGGTTCGTCAAGTTTTACGCAAGCGAATCGCACGCAACGAACTCCCCAAAGAAGATCCTCGTTACCGTCCGAACGACTACAACGGCTCGTATGGGGAAATCAACGGGAAAGGGGACGCTGGCTATACCCAAACAAGCACAACAGGTTGGGAAAAAGCGTGTAAGTGTTTAACAGAAGATGTCGTCCCCTGCACGGTTTTGGACGTTTTTTTCGGTGCTGGCACGACAGGCGTTGTGGCACAGAAATTGGGCAGAAATTATAAGGGTTGCGAGTTAAACCCTGAATATGCCGAGATAGCAACAATCCGTCTAATTAACGATAAAGAAAAAAACAGGCTTTTAAAAGAAGCCGAAGATAGTCAACCTTCTTTATTTGAGGTTGCTTCCGACGAGTAATAAATGTTGTATGATTTATCTACATAGAATTCTCTTTGACTTGGAGGTCAAATAA